ACGTAAAATAATCATTTAATTCTGCGGCTTGACCTCTTTCACATTCCACTAATAAATGAACATCATCTATTTTTTTTAATATCATTGTCCCATTGTAAATCGTAAAAAGTCAATAGCCGATTTAATATTATATCCTCTAGTATTTAGGGATTTGATAATCGATTCTAAAAATTCTACTTTTATCTTTTGATATTCCAGTTTTTGATTTGCTTCAATTAAATCATCATCACCTTGAAGATATGTTTCTATTTTAGGTTCATATCCTTTAATTAATTTAATTTTAAATTGTTCCCAGCCTTGCTCTTCTAATTCTTCTTCACTCATTTTTCCAGCATACCAAATAGTTTTAAACTTTAGAAGTTTCTTATTTTCAAAAAATAACTTCTTTTGAGAAAGAGATTCATCGTTATAAATCCCTAAGTATTTACTATGAAGATTGGGGAGTTTTAATAATTCTATATCTAATTTGGTATCATCAATCTGACAATCTTTTTGCCACATTGTTTGAATATCACTTAATTTCATAATGTTTTATGTGGGTTCGTTTAGCCTTGTCATTGTATAATAATTATATTGAAAAACTACATCTGCTGTAGAATATGTTATATCGGCAGCCATTATATCAAATTGAACTGATCCGATAGATTTAGGCCATAAATTATAAAAATCGAATCTCAATGAGGGATTTTTTGAACCAGTAAGAATGAATAAAGATCCAGTTGTATCAACTCCGGCTTCTTTTCTTTTTTCATACTCTTTAAATCCAAAAGGTTTTCCTAGACCAATTATCCATGTTTGAATTTCTTCCCAATTTCTTAGATATTCATCAACAATTATTGTTATTGAAAATTCATCAAATGTCACATTATCACCAGCTACATAATGTTGTTTATGAGGTGTGGGAACAGGTATTTCTGATATTGAAACGCCAGGTAAATTGGCTGTTTGACAGTAAAATTGAGTTTCTGGCATAGCAGAGCAAAGAAATCTAAAGCCAGTAGGTGAAAGGTAATTTATATTATCTGTACCGCGTACTCCGGTGGATGCTTGTGCCATTGATACCTCGTGAGCATAAAAAAAGGGTAAAGAATCTAAGACCCCTTACCCTTATTTATATCACTTAATTTAATACAAGATTACATCAAGTTTGTAACAAGACATCGTCTGTAATAAACATTAGTATTATAAGTGAGTGATCCATCACTAGAAGCAGCAGTTCCAGTTGAGAAAGGATTAGACACCATTCCGTAACGTGTCTTGAATCCGATCTTAGGCTGGAAGTTGTTCTCACCAACCGCACGTACCATTTGTAGTGGAACGTATGGGCAGTAGAAAAGTCCTGCATCATATGCGCTAGAACCTTTATATCCTAGTACAAACCAATTTGTGTCTTGGATTGTTGCATATGGATCAACATATACTTTATAACGACCATTAAGTGTACCAGCAAATGTTGATTGTGTGTCATCAACATTCAAGGAATCGTTACCGGAAAGAGCAGGTGTGTAATCAAGTACACCAGCCATTTGCAATGCGGAAGCAACATCCGAAGAAGTCATAAGGATATTACCTTTTCCTCTACGTGTGTCGTGCCCGATAGCATTAGCTTCGCGCTCAATCTGGAACATCAGTCCCTTGAATTTTTCAACCATCCAACGACCGTTTGAATCAACATCCATATCGAATGTTCCGGCAGTGGCTACGTTGTTCTGGGCACCAGTTTTGGCGTTACCATAAATTGTGCGGATAACTTCGCGGTTAATCTCTGCCAAAATTTCTGAACTCAAAATATTTGAAAGTTCAGTTTCAGCATCAAGACCATGAATTGCTTTTAGGTCTTGGGCGAGTTCCATTGTGTACTCACCTTTGAGTGCGCGTGTTTTCGCTGTAACAGTTACCTTATCGATTGAGAAGGCCATTTCAGCAAAAGCATTTGCAGCCGAATCGCCAAGTGCTTCACCAAGTGCCGTAGTCATTCCACGACCAGGTAGATATGCAGTTGAACTTGAAGCGGCAGCCGCTGGGTTACCATTAGCGGTATGTGCGGATGTAGCTGCAGCGTCACCACCAGAAATACCAGAATCTGCTTCACTGAAAAGTGCTTCATCTCCGGTTTGACTAGCATAACGGGACTTCATGGCGAAAATTAAACCAGTCGGGCCTGTCATAGGTTGAACACCGCAAACATCGTATGCGATTAAGAGAGGCATACTTCTGCGAACCAAGGAAATAAGTACAGGGTCATAACCCTTAATATTTCCAGCTGTAGTACCCATTCCGGCACCAACTGCGTTCCCAGGAGCGTCCTCAAATAAAATAGTAGATCCGCCTTCTTCCATAATTGATTTTTCCTCATTCTCTAACAAAACAGCTGTTACTGCTTTCCTATAAGAATCTTTAATAGGAGGAAGATCAGGATGGTCGAGTACGGGACCCCATTTTTCTTGTAAGGTTTCAGACAAATACATTGTTATTCTCCTGTATGTATTTTAGTAAATTTAAATTTAAAAAAAATATTATCTAACATGTCTCGAAATAGCTGACATATAGTGTTCCATACCTTCTTGTATGGGTGCTTTTTCGCTTTCTTCGTCATTATTTTGTGATTCAATATCTTCGACCAGAGCAACTTTCCTATCTTCCGAAGGAAAGTAATTTTCTTTAAGAACTTCGACTTTTTGTTCGTAGTCCTCTGCGTCTTCAGCTTCAACATTTTCAGCTAATTCTGCCACTTTTTCTTTCTGGGTCTCAGTAAGGTCTTTCGTCAGTGACGATAAAACTTTTTCTTTTTTAACTTTTGTAAGTTCCGACTGAATGTCAACATTTTTACTAACTTGTTCATTCAGTTCTGATTCTAAGGATTCAACCTTATCGAATAGATCATCTACTACATCAACCTTCTCATCTGGAATTGTAATGTAGTGTTCTGTGAACAGATCTTTTAGTCCAACGAGGAATCCTTCGGTCAATTCTGAGCGAATTCCTTTTTCGATGGCTAATTGATTATCTTTTACCCATTCTTCGGAAACATAGTTGAGATAATTATCAACTTTTTCTACAATTTCTTGTATATAGGTATCAAGTTCTTCAGTTAATCGTTCTTGCATTTGCTCTTCGAGTTCTTGTTCTTTCCCGATCACAACTTGATTAACTTTAGCTTGAACAGCTGCTTCGAAAATGGTACTTGCTTTTTCTTTAAAAGCATCAGAAAGATCTTCACCTTCGGTTAACGCATCAATATCATCTTGAACGTCAAGTGGTTTAGTATCTTCTTCGTCTGTACCTTCTTGAATTGTTAGAGAACTAAGAATAGACTCATAATGCGCTGCAATCTGATCTTTTTTCAGCTTGCCTAGTCTTTCATAGACAGCTGCCATCATACCAGATTTGGTTTTTGGCATTTCATCTTCTTCTTTTACTTTAGCCATTGGTTCGCCTTTATCAGACATCTTAGCTTTTCCTTTAACGGGATTACCCATAGCAGTTCCGGAACCTTTAACTTCAGCAGGCGGTGAAACATCCGCGGCTTTTTCGCCTTTGGGTCCTTCGCCGTCTTTTCCACCTTTACCAGGTCCGGGTTGATTTTTACTGTCCTCTTGAACCTTACGTGCTTCCTGAACAAGACCTATCTCTTCCAACAATTCATCAGTCTCAGTGGCCGATAGCCCTTCTTCTTCGCATTTTGATTTAATCTGTTCAACGAGCTCTTCCCTTGCCTCGCCGTCTAATTCTAATGCTTGTTGAGCTAATGTTTCTAGTTCGTTCACACTATTGGCAAGAGTCTGCTGCTGTTCGGCAGTTTCTTGTTCAGACATTTGCATTCTCCTTTAGAATATCTTTAGAATATTTGTTACTGTTATTATTTATAACATTAAAGCCTTGACATGAACCTTTCAAAGGATGAAGCCAAGGCAGATTCATCCGGTTTTACTTTTATAAATTCTTTAACTATTTCGTCTTTAATTTCTTGAACATCTGCTTCTCTTAAAATACCATTATTCCAAATCCATTCTCTGCCTTCCATAATACCTTCTACGAAAGCCATGGGTGCAGAAGGATCAGCGACAATGTCTCCAGCTGTTGCAAGATGAAAATCACTTTGTACTATTTGGGAACCACCTAATGTTTTTAATGAACCCATTCCTCTAGAACTTACTCCTAATTTAGCACCTTCATCAATTAAATTTTTGACAATTTTACCATATGGAGTTTCCATAATTTTTGCTTTTCCAATAAAATTTGCACCATCTTGTTTGAGTTCCTTAACCATATGTGAAACTCTTTCAAGATTAATAGTAGGTCCATCTGGATGGCCTAATTCTCCAAAAGCTCTATTAGTATCTATATACTGTTTAGAATATCTATCTACCTCTTTTGACATTGTTTCTAATGGATAGACTCGTCCGTTTCTATTTTTTTGTTCTGCTTGTAAAAATACTCCTTTAATGTAGTAATTTTTTTGATCCGTAGAAGCATCCTTTTCTACAAGCATTTCAACGTCTTCCATTAGTTCGCAAATGAGTTTCATTTAATTCCTTATCTGAGGGCAACTTTGGTTAATAATACACCGGCATTTGCCGCGAAAATCCAATCTGTAGGGTCTTTTTCAACGTATATATCTGCGCCACCTGCTAAAACAAAGCTACCTTTTAAAACGCTACCTGCAGTTTCCACCGTGACTAGATAATTAGTAGTAGTGTTATTAAATGCTCTAACGCACGTTGCAGAGTTTACATCGCCACCTGCTCCGGTTTGTACCTCGGCCGGTGCTGATGCTCCTAAAGCTTTAATCATTCTCATTGTTAAATATCCTAACTTGAATTGTTATGTTTATTTATACAATTTCTTCGGTTATGATTTCGTATTTTTAATATCAAACAAATTAGAATTAAAATCTTTTTTTAATTCCATTATGCGGTCCGAAGTTTTATCTTTTAAAACATCTAGTGCTCTGTCACGAGCTTTGTATTCTCTTCCGCATAGTATATCGTCAATCATATCCGCTATAGTTTCTCTACCTCTATTTTCCAACACTTTTCCTTCTAGGTAGGCTATATAATTTTCCACCTGTAAGCATTTCCGGTTTAACTTCTTCAGGTTGTCCTGGTTCTGCAGGAGGCGGCATTTGTTGTCCGGGCTGCACATTAATCTGATTTGCTGGAGCAGCAGCCGGATCGACAGGTACTTGTGGAGCAACTGGCACATCAGCAGCATCCTGCTCGGCCTCTTTAGCTTCTTTTTCTATTTCTTTTTCTATTTTCTGTTGCTCATCTGGTGTATGTCTTAATATGTTATCTTTAACGTATTGTTTAGATATATATGTTCCTACTAATTCTTCAACATCCCTCATCATATTATATCTATCTGTCTGTAATTCTTGCGATTTTAATTCAGCAAAATGATTATCCAATGCATAATTAAATCTGATGGATTCTCTTAATTTATTCCATTCTGATGTATGAATAACATTTTTAAGAATTAATTGTTTTTCTAGGCATTGATAAAATAAATGAGAAAATCTTATTCTAATTCTATCAATAAATCTTGAAAATTTTAATTCGTCTCTACTAATTTCAGATGCTCTGCCTAATACAAAAGGAGTATCTGCTTCCAATCGCGACAAGGGAACATTTAATGATTGATATAATTTCCTTCTGAAATAATCAACATCTTCCATTTCACCTAGATTTTGACCGCCAGGTAAAGTAGTTATTTCTGTTCCTCTTCCTCCTTCTCTCCGAGGAAGCCAATAATCTTCTAACATCGATTGATGTCGTCTATCATCTTTTATATCACCTGTGGCGGCATCATAAACTAATTTATTTTTATACCGTGTCATAATATCTTTGAGATATTGTTCGGCTTTCATTTTAGGTAAATTACCTACATCAATATAAAAAATTCTTCGTTCTGGTGCTCTTGCAATTCTATAAATTACAACTGCATCTTCTAACATTCTTAATTGATTTAATCCTTTAATAGCTTTATGCAAATGAGAAATAACATATTTTTTATCTTTAGTCATTACTCCTGAATGAGCCATTATAACAGAATCTGGGGCTACTTTAACACCTAATTGACTTGGAGTCAATAAACCCTTATCATTAAATAGATAATATTCATGAAATTTTGGTAATTTAAAGACACTAGGTGATTGTCTAGGATCTGGTTTTATTTCTCTAACCTTTTTAATTTTAAGAGAATCTATTAATCTAAGCTCTTTTATTCCTTGTTGAGGCTCTTTAGGATCAATCATTACATGATAATATACCCTACCTTCAATATACCATCTTTTAAAAATATCATATGCTTGATTATTAAAATCGAGCATTTTTAAAATGATATCAAATTCTTCATCAATTCGATTTTGTAGACCTTTAGATAAATCCGTTTTTGTTAAATCTAATTCTACTGGATTTCTGTTTTGATTTGTGATGATAGCTTCTTGAATGATATTTTCAACAGCCATATCACATTCGGGGTGTTCGGCCATTTCCCTATATTTCATGATAAGATCTGATTCAGTTTTAGCAGTTGCTTCTAAATCTAAATAGGTAGAGAATGCACCTCCGGCAGAGGTGGCTTCAACTGCGCCTTCTTCATTTTCGGGAAATGCCAGAGCTGGGATGTCTGGCTTTGTATCTCTCTCAATATTAAATCCAAATAACTTCATGATATATTTTTTAATTTAAGATTAAGCGTTTTTGTCGATTTTTGCTTGAGCGTGAAGATAGTAATCATATTGCCAATCTATTGTAAATTCCTGAATAGTATTAACGCTGTCCCAATTTAAATCAATTGCGGATACGTTAGATGGCCAAGCATTATGAAAATCCCATTTCTGGTCGAGCTTGCCATCTTTCTTATACATTTCTAATGACACCGTGCAGGTATAGGAAGACCGAGTACCAAATAAGCCGCTAGCGGCTTTATTAGACTTAGCACCGTTAAACTTTTCGAACCACGTGTACATGCCCTTATAAATTTTTAAATCTTCATCGTTTACAACAATTGTAGTTAATGGAGCAAATTCTCTACTTTCTCCTGCAATTTTTACATTTCTACCAAAATATGGAACCTCGAGAGCCGTAATCGTAGAGCCGGGTATATTTGAGGCTTTACATAAAAATGGAAAAGCGGTATCCAGACCGGATATTCCTGACGCTGCTGTTTTGCACCACATTAAATTAGTACGAGCGCCACCGTTTTTTAGTGCGCCAATAAATGATGTGGTATCAAATTTTGCTGCCATTTTTCTTCCTTTTCTTGAATTACTTCATTGTCCAATAATCATAAGACCATGTCACAGCATATTCCATTATAGCATCATTGGGTTCCCAATTAACATCAATTTGATCTAAAGAAGTTGGAAAAATATTATAAAATGTCCACGTGCCGAGCGTTCCACCGGCTTTTCCCAAAGACTGGAGTGACATATCTGTGGAATATCTCTGAGTACCCAATTTGTTTTCAAATTTCTTGCTTCTTAAATTCCCAAAATGAGAATTTATTTTATGCATCCAATTTTCGACTTTGTTCCGAAGTCCATAGTCTTCATCATTTAAAATAGTAGTTGTTAAATCTTCAAATACTCTGACTCCGGGTATTTTTACTCCGCGGCCCATATAATTAACGTTTACTACTCCTGCGGAAGTAGCAGGAATTTGGATTCCTTTGCACATAAAAGAAAAGGTTGATGCCTCTGGAGCCCCTGCTTTAGGAGCGTCGCCCAGAAGCGAAAAGCTAGCCTGAAACAGAGATGATCTTGCGCCACCTCCTGCTAATTTTGTTATTATACTATCTGTGCCGTCTACTACAAATCCTGGCATTTTCTCTTCCTTCGTATATTAATTATAATTTATATTATTTATACGATAATTTATATTATTTATACTGCGTTTACAACTTCTTCAAATTCAACGCCACTTCTCACGGCAACGAAATTCAGCAATACAAAGTTAATACTTTTAGTTGGTTTAACAAAAATACTACCAATAAATTCATTTCTATCAATAACCTCTTGAGTATTATTAGATTCGTCACAAACTACTGCAAAATCTGTTATGCCTCCCCTTCCCTGAATATCTCTAAGGAAAGGTTCTACTGAAGAAGTAAAATTAGATCTGGTAAAATCATCGTTAAATTCAAACATTGAAAATCTAGCAAAATTTGCAATTGATTTTTCTAATGTGATAAAAAGCCTTCTAACGTTAATTCTATCAAATGCTGATGGTTTAGATAATAGAGTTTTATCACCAAATAACAATGTTCCTTGTCCTGCAAAAGAAACAACCGGATTTACACCATTTTTATAAAGTAAATCTCTTTGTGTTTTATTTGGATTCCATGCTAACCTAGCAACATTTTTAACTGCGCCTCTATTGAACCCTGCTGGTGAGAAGAAAAAATCTCTATCAACAGTAGTTCGTACAACTAATCCTGCAACATCTGGATTCAATGGAATATATCTGAAAGTATCGTTATATTTGTCGTATTGGTATTTCCAACCACAATCTATAACTGAATAAGATGAACTTGGCAATAAATTTCTAAAATCATTAACTGCATCTACTTCATTTCCTTCATTATTAACAACATCGGATTGTTCTGGTGAAGCGAAAACCATACAATCTTTGCGCACTTCTGCAATATTACTAATAAGATATGAATTAATAACTGCAGAAACTGATCCAGTTATGATCAAAGAAACATCAACATCTTCTGACGATTTAAATTTATCATATCCCAAAATAACATTAGCGTCAGTTAATTCTTGTCCGTCTGCGCCACCTGTCATACTAGTCGAAATATTAGTTCTATTTTGTGTATAAGATAGTTTAGAAGCAACATTAGCGGATGTGCCCCATGCAGCTGTATTGGGAGCTGTATCAGCACCGGTTCCGTTAGGATGTTTCATCCACCAAACATATTTGGATCGTCTATTAATCGCCTCTTTATAATAAAGCGCTTGACCATCTTCAGATTTGCCGTCGCTGGCTACTGACAAAGCTGGAAAAATTTCAAGAACAGTTCCTTTGACCCCTGTCCATTCTCCATCTTCGTCTGTTATTATTACATGAACTTCATCATTATACACCCCTCTGCGAGTTGCAAAATCGGAGGTAGTTGGGGGATAATCAAAATTACCCGCAAATTCCCATTCTCTGGCATAATTCACTGCGGTCGAAAGTGCAATTGAACTTGGAGAAAGTGCATCGACTAATGTAGCCGATGTATTACTGGTAATAGAAGCTATTTCAAGAGTTTCCCCAGCAATAGTTACGTTATCTCCTGCAGTTAGTTGTATATCAAAATATGTTCCCACTCCAGTCATTACTTTTCTTGCAGAGTCAGAAACTTGAACGGTTCCCATTATTGCTCCGTCAGCATCTTGGCCTAGTGCTTTATAATGGGATGATTTGGTTCTTGCAAGAACTGCGTTCACAGATACGTCGGTATTTTGTGAAGATACAACTGTCATTGCTGTGTCAGTACCAATTGCTGTTACAAGGTAAAAGCTGGTGCCTATATGAACAACATCACTTATTTGTACTTCTGATGTGAATGCTGTTGCTGTTCCTGTGACTGTTCCTTCTTCTGCGGCAAAAGCTATTGTAACTTCTCCCGAGAGTAAATCGGCGCCCTGGTCAGCTCCACATAAAGATACCTTCATTGAATTGCCTAATTCTCCGGCAAATTTAGATGCAAATTCTCCGTAATCATTTGAAGGACCAGATCCTCCATATTCTGAATAATATGTATTATAATAAGATTCATCACTTTTAATTAAAACTGCGTTTGCTGAATCTGTAGTTGCGTTAAATGCTGATGAATTTGCTACTCGAACAACATTCAAATTTTGTCCGTAGGCTAAAAAATTCGCCGCTGAAAAAAAACTTAGATATGTTGAAGAGTCAGGCTTCTGGAAGTTTTCCACCAGTAGATCTTCACTGCTTACATTAACAATTTTATCTATAGGTCCCCAGCGAAAAGCCCCAGCAAAAGCACCTGCAGTTGTTCCGGTCTCAGGTACTATGGTAGTTAAATCTATTTCGCGAGTAACTACTCCTGGACTTACTGTAAATGCCATCTTCTTCTCCTGTAAATCGCTGAAAATTTTATTAAGTTCATGTACTATTAGTTACTATGATTATTTATAAACTTCCTGTTCTTATGCTCCGAATACATTATGGCCGGATTCTTCTAACATTCGATCAGTTCTTTCAACAGTCCATTGCTGACCTTTATTATCAATAATGGTTTCTTGTTCTAGTCCATCTTCAATAAATCCGAAAGGTAAATAAGATTCGTCTATTTCTTTCATTTTTTCAGAATACATCTTTTCTCTTAAATCAAAATCAGTTAATTCTTTAAAATATTGCTGATTTGTTAACCATGCAAATATTACAAGGGTAATAACTAAATCATCATGATGTCCTTCTTCTGCTTCATATGATTCTTTTTTAGCTGAGAAAGATGTAAGTTCATATATTATATCATAATCTGTAATTATAAGTTTGTCTTCTTCTATTAAATTTTTTAATGTTTGACATCCTAGGCGTTTAACTTGTTTTGTAGTTCTTACACCCCATTGAGCATTTTTTCCAAATCCTCCACCTAATTGCTGACCGCCGCGACCTTTCCAATTCATCATTAACATATTTTCATATTCCATATCTTGATGAAGAGTCATTGCGACTTGTTCTCCTATATCATTAACCTCTACTAATACAAATGCATTATTGTAATGTTTTGCGGCTTTGTAAATAAAATTTGGATATAACATGGGAGATATTTCATTATCTCTATATTTTGCAACTACCTTATAGGGCAAGCCTGTGCTATCGATAACAGTGAAAGCAGAATAATCTAATTGTAAACCTTTGGCTGTATCAACTACTACTGTATAAGTATGTTTTTGTTCGGGTTGTTCAAATATGTCTAAATTTTCATAGGTATGGACTGGTGTTTTAAATGGCATAGATCTTAATTTTGAACCGGCTATTAATGTTCTTGTACTACCAATAAATTCAGTTTCGAATTCTTGTGAAAATTGTCTTTCACTTGTATTGCGAACGGTCTCTTCTTTCCATTTCTGATCTCTGCCGGGAATTTCAGACCAATGAACTTCAATAGGTATATAATTACTTCTTTTTTCTTCAGAGTCTACCCACATTTTATAAAATTGATTTAAACCGAGTGGTGTAGATACTATAAAAACTTTTGTAGTTTGTCCGGAAGAAATAGTAGGATAAACCGAGGTAAAAAATTCTTCAGCTAATTCTTTTGGAACGTGAGCAAACTCATCTAAGAAAATAATATTAAAAGATGAACCTCGAACAGCTGAAGAAGATGTGGCTGCTGCTAATACTTTTGAACCATTCTCTAATTCTATATTTCCTTTATTCCAGGCTAATATACCTTGTTGCATCCATATAGGTAAATTTTCATATGATAATTTTAATCTGTCTAATAATTCTCTAGCCAGAGATCCTTTATTGGCTAGTATACCTACTTGAACATTTTCGTTAAAAAGTATATAATGTAAAAAGAAAGCTATGATGGTTGTTGATTTGCCTGATTGCCGCGGCATCTTACATATCACAAAACGATTATCATGAAATGTGCGAACCATATTTTCTTGAAAAGGATATAGATTAAAATCTACTAAACCATGATCAACGTGAATGATTTTTACATATTTTGAGATAAAATAAACTGGGTCATTGTGACATTTAAGATATTCAGCTAATTGTTCTTCAGTAAATTCTACTGGAACATTGGCTGATTTAAGTTTTGGGTTGCCCAGGTAAGAAGTGCCCATATATTACCTATTTTAATATATTTTTCCAATCAACGGAATCATATGGAGTATTGGAATGTGGGTCTGTAGTTTTTTTGAAATGTTTTGGATCAATGGAATTAATATATTGTTCATGAGTTATATTGCAATGATCATCGCGCCTAAATGTAACATTTGTTTTACGAACTTCTTTTCTAACTGTTGTTCCGTTTGATTCTCTTATTGCCCGACGCGTTTTTCTAAAATTCCATACCCTTATATCATGGGACATTGATTTCCTTACCGGCCAGATTTCTTATGTATGGTCATATTTTTTCGTGCTTGTTTTATTCGCGAAGGTTCATCTCTTATAATCTGCCGTCTCATTGGTTTCATTTTTCTATTAATAATTGCTGCTTTCATTCCCTTCCACATTTTTCTTTTTCTGATTCCGGCTGCTCCTTTTGCTTTCATTATAGCATGGGGTATGACTTGTCTTTGAGTTCTGGTCCGGGTGGAAGTTCGTATTTTATCTGCAGTTTTTCTTCTTAATTGAGATCTTTTCTTTTTTATTTTGAAGGATGTTCTTTTATTTCTTATTTTTGCTTGCCGACCCATCTTTCTCATGCGTTGGGTATACTTAGCAGTACTTTCTTTTTCAAGTAAAAAATCTTCCCCGAGACCTAAATCTTCCAGTTCAATCCATTCGTAGAAATCAGTCAGCATATCGGCTTCTTCTACTTCTTCAATGAATTCTATTATCTCTTCGTCTATTTTGGAAAGTTCACCAAATGTCAACATAGGGTCCTATCTTTTATAAAAAGTGGCCAGCTATTACACTGAGTAATGCTATTATAATTGCGACCGCACTTGTAACAATAATTCTATTTTGTTTTAAATGTTGTTCAATAAATAAGGCTCTCATATCATCTATGCTTGTTTTAACCTTATCAATTCTTTCATGTATTATTAATCTATCTTCTTTAAATGTTTCTTTTAATTCATCATACTTTTCTTCCAACCGCGCATACCTTTCCGCACATAGATCAACATGCGTCTCCAAGCTATCCTTTTCGGTTTTACTAACTTTTCGACCAGCCATCTCTCCCTAAATCTAAGTTTGCAAATGAATACAATTATTCACTGTGTCCATTTAATGATTTTTCGAACTGTTCCATCTCTTTATGTTCTGGATCATCTTTTTCTTTAAACCAGTAGTCCGTGGATTTCCCGAGCACCGCGACATACGCGCCCATCAAAATATTAAGTAAATCGCGAGATTCGTCAGGCAGCGTGGCAAAAAACAACAGCCATACTAAAATCAAAAACGTTGCAACAACAAACATTGTTATTATAAAACGAGACCAAAAATTTAATTTTTTGCGTCGTTCAGTTCCCTCATAAATCAAAGCCTTCATCGGATCACCTTCCCATAATTTTTCTTCACTATCATGAATCATTTCATTAGTTGTATTTATCTTTCCGTCTCCCAGACGGTCTTTTTTACCAGGTATCGCCATAATTATCTTTCCTTGTAATTATATTTATATATTCTTATTTAACTAGGATCTGGCCCCGTTGCACTTTCACCTCTAACACACCCTAAAGAATTATACCTACTTCGTCTCCATGAATGAGTTTCTTCATTGTATCTCATCCATATTTGATTGCCTCCCGAATCACAATTTTGTACATATAATTTTCCGTTTATAGTA